CAGACCGGCCAGGTCAGGGCGATTATCCTCAAGGGCCGGCAGCAGGGCGTCTCGACTTACGTTGAGGGGCGGTATTACTGGAAAACCACGCATCGCAAGGGCGTCCGGGCGTTCATTCTGACGCATGAGGCAGATTCGACGTCAGCGCTGTTTGAGATGGTTGAGCGGTATCACCAGGGCGCGCCGGATTTCGTGAAGCCGTCTACTGGTGCGAGCAATCAGAAAGAGCTCAGCTTTGACAAGCTCGACTCGGGTTACAAGGTAGGGACAGCCGGGAACAAAAGCGTTGGTCGTGGAACAACGATCCAATACTTCCACGGTTCGGAAGTTGCTTACTGGCCCAATGCGGCAGAGCACGCCAAGGGGATATTGCAGGCGGTGCCGGATGAGGCAGACACAGAGATCATTCTGGAGTCTACCGCTAACGGCGTAGGAAACTTTTTTTACCAGCAGTGGCAACAGGCAGAGGCTGGTGTCAGTCCATTCCAGGCGATCTTTGTGCCCTGGTACTGGCAAGATGAATATCGTAAGGCGGCGGGTGGTTTGGTGCCGACTGACGAGGAAGAGCAGTTGATCCGGGCGTATGGCTTGGATAGTCAGCAGTTAGCGTTCCGGCGATCCAAGATTGCGGAGTTATCTGCTGACGGGATAGATGGGGCGTTTTCTTTCCGACAGGAATACCCCATGACAGCGCAAGAGGCGTTCCAGGTCACTGGCGGGGATAGCCTGATACAGCCGGAGATCGTCGTAGAGGCCCGCAAAGCCAAGGTATTGGCGGTAGGCCCTTTGATTATTGGCGTCGATCCTGCGCGCTTTGGTGATGACAGGACGGCCATTATTCGGCGCAAAGGCCGGTCGGCATATTTCTTAGAGACGTTTGAGCAGCGATCAACAATGGAGATCGCTGGCATTGTTCACTCTCTGATTAAAAACGAAAACCCTGCCCAGGTTGCTGTAGACGTTGGCGGCTTGGGTGCTGGCGTTGTCGATCGCCTGATGGAGCTGGGGCATGAGGATGTTGTAGTGCCGATTAACTTTGGCAGCGCTGCGTTGGATCCTCAGAGGTTTTTAAACCGCCGGGCGGAGATGTGGTGGTCAATGCGAGATTGGCTCGATGGCGATGTGCCGGTAATGATCCCGGATCGGGATGACTTGCATACCGACCTATGTGCCCCGCAGTACAAGTATGACTCTAACGCCAGGCGTAAGTTAGAGAGCAAAGACGATATTAAGAAGCGCGGCTACAGATCGACTGACTGCGCTGACGCGCTGGCTTTGACGTTCGCTGAGCCGCTTACTCAAAGCGATTTCGACAACATGATTGAGCAGCCTACGATCGTAGACAAGGTTGCCGGCTACTAAAGGATTCTCATGCAGGAAGAGATGGAAGGTTATGGCGACGAGCTTATGTCTCCGCAGACAGCGGAAGAGCATGAGCTGGAGATCGCTGAGCGCCTTCATATTTTTGCTTCTCGACTGAACAAGCTGGCGGCAGAACAGGTTGCCAAGCGCAATCAGATCGAACAGCGGTGGCTGGACGATATTCGCCAGTACCACGGTGAGTATGCCTCTGATGAGGCGGCAAAGCTCGCCAGGGCCAAGGGCTCTGAGGTGTTCGTCAACATCACGCGAAACAAGACCAACGCAGCCGAAGCGCGGTTGCAGGATATGTTGTTTCCGACTGATGACCGGAACTTTGGGATTTACCCGACTCCGGTTCCAGAGCTTGATTACATAAGCAAGCAGGAGCCAGAGACGCCAGATCAGCAGACTGCTATCGAGGCGGCACGAAGCATAGTGGCTGAAGCCACTCAGTCAGCTATGCAGATGCAGGATGTAATTGACGATCAGCTTTTAGAGTCTCGCTATCACATTAAAGCTCGCGACATCATCCACGATGCCTGCCAGCTTGGAACTGCGATTATTAAGGGCCCGGTAATTGTTGGTCGCACCAAAAAGCGCTGGGACGTTATGCCTGATGGCATGAGTATGTTGCAGATCGTGGAGGCGCTAGAGCCTACTGTCGAGCGGATTGACCCCTGGGATTTTTACCCGGATATGTCAGCAAAAACGATATCAGAGGCTGAGTTTGTCTTTGAACGCCGCCGGCTAAGCAAAAAGCAGTTAAGAGACATGGCAAATCTGCCAGGTATTTTGGTCAGTCAACTTCGAGAGATTGTAAAGACCAGTGCTAAGAGCACTCACATTGCCAAAGACTTTACCGATGACATCCGAAACATTACCGGGATCAACACGGTAGGCGAAGGCAATAAGTACGAGATATGGGAGTACCACGGCCCTGTATCCAAGTCTGAGCTGATTGACGCTATGCGGATGTCAGATGATGAGATGGATCCAGAAGAGATCGATGAGCTGAATGATGAGGTAGAGGCTACCGTTTTCTTCTCCGGCGATCGTGTCATCAAGGTTGCTCTCAATCCGATGGATTCTGATGAGCGGCCATTCGCAGTGTTTAACTGGGAAAAGGATGAGTCCTCGATCTTCGGGTTTGGTGTGCCATGCCTGATGAGAAGCGCTCAGCGCGTCATCAATGCGTCTTGGCGGATGATGATGGACAACGCCGGACTGTCGGTAGCGGATCAGTTAGTTATCAACAAGGAGCTCCTGTATCCCGCTGATGGCACCTGGGATATGACTCCAAAGAAGATTTGGTATCTACGTGACAAGACCAGATCGGTACAGGAGGCGTTTGCCTCGTTTGCTACGCCTAGCCATCAAATAGAGCTCGCTAACATTTTCACTATGGCGCGTCAGCTTGCAGACGAGGAGACGAATCTGCCGTTGATTGCCCAGGGCGAGATGGGGCCGCATACCACTAAGACCTCATCCGGCATGGCGATGCTGATGAACAGCTCAAATATCGTATTGCGGAAGGCGGTAAAGAACTGGGATGACGATATCACCCGGCCGCTGATTACGCGGTTTTACGATTGGAATATGCAGTTTAACGAGCGGGCTGACATCAAGGGTGACTTCAGCATCGAGGCCCGCGGATCCGGGGCCTTGTTGGTACGCGAGAAACAGCAAGAGAACCTGATGATTTACGCCAATATGTCTATGTCTGTGCCGGAGTTTTCTAAGCGCAGAGATTGGGCTGAGCTTGATCGAGAAATCGCTAAGTCACTAGAGCTGCCTTATGACCAGATCACTCTGGATGAGGCGGACATTGCTGAGATGGAGCAGATGCAGGCCGAGATGATGGCTATGCAACAAGCCGATCCTGGTCAGGAAGCGGCAATGCTCGATATGCAGCTCAAGCAAGTTGAATTGCAGCTACAGCAACAGAAGCTGGAGCTTGAGGCTCAGAAGGCCAGCGCGAACATTGCGCAGGATAGTGCAGAGCTTCAGACCAAGGCTGCGCTTGAGCAAGCCAGGCTAGAACAGGTAGAGCGGCTAGAGCGATACAAGCTAGAAGTACAAGAGCGCTTGAAGCTGGCAGAGCTCCGAACCAAATACACGATGAGCAACGAGCAGATGCAGACTCGCACTGCCGTTGATGTGGAAAAAATTAGAACCGATCGCGATAAAGCGGCGGCAAATACGAACGTCCGGCTAACCGATGCTTCGTTGCGCTCCCGAAATATCTCAAATGGTTTTGATACCTTTGGCTGATGATTGACGTTCATTCCGCCACTTGGAAGGCAATCGAAAAATTTATTGCTAGTCAGCGCAAAGACTGCGTTGATTTTTTGATTGCCGACAGAGACTCAGATCAACAGCGTGGCGCGCTATTGATGCTCGAGCGACTTGAGGGTTTGGCAGAAGCCGATCCTGACACTCAGTAACACACCTTAACTCACCAGGGCCTTCGGGCCTTTTTTTATGGCCGCTCGCGAGAGCCGCTAGGGATTTGTATGTCTGAAGAAAATACAGAGCAAACTTTCGAGGATGCTTTTGACGAACTGGTGGACGAGCCTACTTCGTCTACCGAAACCAGTCATGCCAAAGAGGAGACTCAAGATGGCGCACTGCAAGGGCAAGAAGAAGAAGCGCAAGGGCAAGCCCGGGTACTAGACCCGGAGCCAGAACCAGAGCCAGAACCGAACAGCTCAGCCACCGAGGAAGTTTCGGTTGAGGCTTTACAAAACGAGCTAAGGCAGTGGAAACACAAGTACAGCTCTGACCTTGGCCGACAAAACGCTTATCAGCGCCAGTTAAAAGAGCGCGATGACGAGATCGCAAAGTTAAAGGCTTCGCAGTCGCCCAACCCCGGTATCGATGATGCCACCTGGGAAACCACGAAGCAGGATTATCCAGATATTGCAGAGGGTGTTGCCGCGTTCTACAAGACGCAGGCACAAAGACACCAAGCTGAAATTGATGCGTTGAAGGCTCAGTTAGCTCCGATCCAGGGGCAATTGCATGAGTCTTATGTAACGCAACAGTACCAAATGCTTGCTCAAGAACATCCGGATTGGAACGAGATTGCCGCCTCAGAGAAATTTAAGAATTGGGTTTCGATGCAGCCGCAAAACGTCCAGGACATGATGACCAGTGAGCAAGCTGGTGACGCGGCATATTTGCTTCGCGTCTACAAAAATGAGACTTCGACTGCCGCCGCGCAGACGATCTCTAACTTGAAGCAGCGACGAGAGAAGCAGCTTCGACAAGGGCAGAACGTCCCATCCAGGGGCGGTCGTTCTCAGCAAACAATGCCGCCAGATGATGATTTCGACGCCGCATTTGACTACTTCGTTGAGAAAGACGCTCGCCAGATTTAGCCGGCGAGATTCCACGGACTAACACCACAGCAAGTGACGTAGCGCAGTTAAACGCCGCGAAAGCCGCGTGTCGCTGTAATCCCTCATTGGCTCGGTGATCGGTCGATTGAAATTTTAATTTGCCAATCAGTGAACCTTTAAGGGGAGAAAATTTATGGCAACTACCACTTACTCCAGCCTTTCGCAGCGCACCAATGCGTTTGCCGCGAAAGAAATGCTGGCCCACGCAGAGCCAATCTTGTGCTTGAACAAGTTTGGCATGGCTAAGCCTATGCCCAAGAACAAGGCGAACGTCGTTAAGTTCCGCCGTCCTGTTCCTTTGGCAGTGGCAACCACACCTTTGACTGAAGGCTCACCG